TCAAACCCGAAGATAAGCGTATTGGCAGCGATTTGGGTATTATCCAAAGTCTGGCCACACCACCTCCCCCGGAAACCCTTCCTGCTGGGGCACATCCCTGAGCGCCTGGCGATACGCCTTCCAGTCGGCGATATCCTCAGGTGGTGTGACATCGGGCAGGTAAATCCAGTCAGTCTGCATGAGGCGCAGATCGCGCTCGGCGCGCACTTGCGCGGCAAGAACGGCCACCGGCTGTGAGAGAGACAACGCCACCTCTCCAGACGCACCTACTGCCACTTCGGCAAACACAGCCTCAGCTACCTCCCAAACCGCCAGTGGCGCATAGGCTGCGACCACATCCGTCAGAGGTGGTCGCGGAAACTTGGACCAAGCGTTAAGGTGGATCGCATGACGAAAGAGACGATCCGAAATGGCAAAGAGAAAGACGCATACGCCTGATTTCAAGGCGAAGGTCGCGCTTGAAGCGATCCGCGAAGAGATGACGCTGGCCGAGCTGTCGAAGAAGTATGGCGTGCATCCGAACCAGATCAGCACATGGAAGCGGGCGGCGATTGAGAACATGGCCACGGCGTTCACCCGGCGGGGTGCTGATCCCGGGAAGGTTAACGAGGCTGAGATCGAGAAGCTGCATTCGAAGATCGGGCAGCTGGTGGTGGAACGGGATTTTTTAGCCAATGCCTCGGTTCAGCTGCTCGGGACGCGAGGCAAAAAATGGTGAGCAAGGATCATGAGCTGAGCCAGCGGCGGCAATGTGCGCTGCTGCAATTGTCGCGCTCTACGCTGTATTATCGTCCCAAGGGTGAAAGCGCTGAGAACTTACGTTTCATGGAGATCATCGACAAGCAGTTCCTGGAGACCCCGTGGTATGGCTCTCGCCAGATGGCGCGTCACATGAAGCGGCAGGGTCACAAGTGCGGCCGTCATCGTGTGCGGCGCCTGATGCGTCTGATGCGGTTGGTGCCGATCTACCAGGAGCCCAACACCAGCAAGAAACACCCGGCGCACAAGATCTACCCCTACCTGCTCAAGGGGTTGGCGATCACCCGACCCAATCAGGTCTGGTGCGCCGATATCACCTATATCCGGATGGAGCGGGGGTTCCTGTATCTGGTCGCCATCATGGATTGGTATAGCCGCAAGGTTCTGGCCTGGCGTCTGTCGAATACCTTAGAGGCAGACTTCTGTGTCGCGGCGCTGAAAGAGGCGCTGGCCACCTATGGCCCGCCAGAGGTCTTCAACACCGATCAGGGATCGCAGTTCACCAGCAGCGACTGGATCGATGAACTGAAGGAGGCCAAGGTGAAGATATCGATGGATGGCAAGGGCCGCTGGATCGACAATCGAATGATAGAGCGCCTTTGGCGGTCGCTGAAATACGAGTGCGTTTACCTGCGTGCCTTCGAGACCGGGTCACAAGCCAGGGAGGGTATCGGGCGATGGCTGGCCTATTACAACGCCGAGCGGCCCCACTCGACCCATGGCATCTTGACCCCGGATGAGGTCCATGCAAGCAAAACGGAACCCATGAGAATTGCAGCCTGATGTGAAACCTTGATCCACCTTAACTGGGCTGCAATCTGGTCGAAAAAGCAGGACCACCTCTCACCCAGCGCGAGCTGGGTGGGTGTGGGCACCTTGCCGGCCACGGCCGAGCGCTTCAGTTTGAATGCCATGGGATGGCCTCCTGATCGGGGTGTGATGAGCCAGACGCGGGATCAGAACGTCCCGCCATCGAGGGCGATACCGGAGATACTGCCGCCGGTGATGGCCACGTTGCTCGCCGCTTGGGTCGCCATGGAGCCCAGCCCGAGATTGCTGCGCGCGGTTGCCACATTGGTCAGATCCGAGAGATTTGCGGATTTGCCGAGCTTGTCGGCGAGGCCGTTGGTGACTGTGCTGGCAAAATTGGGATCATCGCCCAGGGCCGCAGCCAATTCATTGAGCGTATCAAGCGCGCCAGGCGCGGCGTCGATCAGCGCCGCGATGGCGGCCGCGACAAAGCCAGTGGTGGCGATCTGCGTCGTGTTGGTCCCGCTGGCCGCCGTCGGTGCTGTCGGCGTGCCGGTGAAGCCCGGCGAGGCCAGCGGCGCTTTACCGTTCAGGGCGGTCTGTAATCCCGTGACCTCGGAGAGCGCATGCCCATGGGCTTCAGGCGCAAAGCTCGACGGCTTGCCGGTGACACCGCTCCAGGGCACCGCATCGGCCAGTTCGGCGGCATCTACCTTGCCGTCTGCGTCACTGTCATAGGTGGCGACATGCATATCGCCGGTGTTGAGCCCGGCGATCTCGGTCTGCACATAGGCCGTAGTGGCGAGCCGGGTGGAGGTGTCACCCGACGCAGGCGTCGGCGCGGTGGGCGTGCCGGTCAACGCGGGCGAGGCCAGCGGCGCCTTGGCCGTGAGGGCGGTTTGCAGGCCGGTGACATCAGAGATCCCATGACCATGGGCAGCAGCCGCAAAGGCCGTGCTGTTCATCAGGGCTGCGGTGCCGAGCCCCAACAGGCTGTGCTGTGCGGGTACATCCGCCGCTGTCAAAACCGCGCGCCCGGCCAGGGTGCTGTCGGTGATCTCATCGGCACCATGCCCATGGCTCACGGCGGCCTTACTGTCGAGGGCCACCTGCAGCCCCGTGACATCCGACAGCCCATGTGTGTGGCTACTATTGGCCTTGCCGCTCAAGAGCGTATCGATTTGCGATTTGCGCACCAGGTCGGACCCGGCCGCGGCATCCTGCGCAGCGGCCGGCACCGTGCTGAAGGTCTTCTTGCCGGCCACGCTTTGGGCTCCGATCCGGGCCACAAAGGCGCCAAGTCCGGCCAGTGCGGCGATGGAGGTGGCATTGCCGGCCCCATCATCGCCCTTGCCGATATAGAGCGTGTCCTCCACCTCGTTATGAGCGACCTCGCCGGATTTGAGCGCGGCGGGCGCACCGGCCGCACCGGAGACACGGCGTTTGAACTGGATTGTATTGGCCATCAGAAGAACCCTCCGTTGATCGGCGCATCGGTTGGAAGAATGGTGATACCGGGCGCGCCCTCATCGCCCTTCGGCCCCGGGGGGCCGATGGCACCGTCAGGCCCGGGCGTGCCGCGGAGCCGGACCACCATCGGCCCCGCGGCCAGGGCAACGCGCAAGGGCAGATCCTCGAACGGCGTGATCCGGATTGGCACAGAGGAGCCGACCACAGAAATTGCGTCCGCCATCTCAAAGCCCTCGTGTCACGGGCAGCAGCACCGGGATCTCCAGCGCAAAGCCCAGATGCAGATCGGGGCTGACATCAGTGCGCACCACATCGATCACGACGGATCCAACCTCCATGCCAGCGGTGTCAGAGGCCACAATCTGCAGATCCAGCGCATGATCGGCGACCCGCACCAGGCCGCCATTGGCGCTGCTCAGCGTGGCCAGCACCTCAGTCGCCCTAGGGCTCTGGCGCACCTGACCAACAAAAGCGGCGCCCTCAGGGAACAGAACTCCTTCCGCTTCAAGCCGGAGGCGATAGGCATAGCCGATCATGATGGCCGGCCCTTCGTGGATCTCGCTGCTCATGGCTGCCACCCGCAGAGCGCAGCCCCGGTCTCGTTATGGATCAGGATCTGGCGCGCTGTGTCCTCTGTCAGCTGATCGGCCACAGAGGGGCGGATTGGTGACGCCCAGTCACAGTCATCTATCGATGATAGATGCGGCGCGCTGCAGGCGCTCAATGTCATGATCCCGAGGAGGGCTGGTGCAAGGAGATGGGGCATGGCACACCTGTGGCAAAAGAATGGGACAACACCGTCCCGCAGCAGAACAAGACAGCTTGATGGCACGATCGATTTATCCAAAGCGGCAGCTTGCGTTTCTCGAGGAGCTGCTTTCCGAGATCCCCTTCACCGACTGGGATCACCCGCCGATGTCACTGAGCGAGCTCAACGGGTTTTTGACGGCGATCCTGGTCAGTCCGGATCTGGTCACCCCGTCCCGCTGGCTGCCGCAGATCTGGGGTGGTGGAGGGATCATGCCCATGACAGATGATGCTGCTGCGCAAATGCTCGTCGATGCGGTGATGGAACATTACAACATCATTGCCAGCGAACTGCATCAGGGGCGGAAGGTGACTCCGATTTTTGAAGAGGACATGAACAGTGGTGAGACGCTCTGGGAGCCGTGGGTGTCAGGGTTCGAGCTCGGCATGCAGTTTGCCCCGGACGGCTGGAACCGCATTCTAGGCGGCGATGACGAAGAAGCTGCGGCCTCAGTCAGCCTGATCCTCCTGCTGCACGATATCGACATCGGCGAGAGCGATTTGACCGAGGCCGAGATTGACGAGATGGACGAACGCGCCCCCGCTTTGCTGCCGCAGGCTGTGGCCAGCATCAATGAGTGGCGACGCCAGCGCGATCCCTACGCCCTGCGGGTTGGCAGCGCCACGCCGGATGCGGCGGGCCTCACGTGCCGTGACAATGTGATTGATTTCTCGGCCCATAGCCACAGCCCCAAGACAGGTCGTAACGAGCGCTGTGCCTGTGGATCTGGGCGCAAATACAAACATTGCTGCGGGGCGCACTGACCTGACAGAGAGCGTCGGGTTCACTCTCGATCGTCTTCCCGCCTCCAGCGGGCAAGCCGGTCGCGCACCGAGCTCTCTGACAAATTCCCAGCCTGCATTTGCGCCTTGCGCGCCGCCTGCAGCGCCGCAATCCGGGCATCCGCCTGACGAATGGCAAAATCCGCCTGACCTGCTGCACGCCCCCGCCGCCAGGCGACAGCAAGTGCTGCGAAGCTTGCCCCGATCAAGGCAAAAGCCAGGCTCAGGCGTCGCAGAACCGCAGGCGGCAAAAAAGTGCTCAGGAGGCTCATGGCGTTTTCCCCGATTGATGATCTTCAAGGCGTGCGGCGCGCGCTCGCAAGGCGTAAAAAATCACCAGGGCAAAAACAAGCGCGGCGCAGAGCGGCAAGAGTGTGGGTGCCCAATGCGCCACACCTAGACTATCCATGAGACGGGCCAGTAGCCCTTGCGCGGTCTCGGCGTCGCGCAGCACGGGGTCCAGCTGGCTGGCCAGACTGCCTGCAGCGCCGACGGCCCCCAGCCCGATCTGGGCGTTGGCGGCATTGATAATCCGGCTGCGCTCCGGGGCGCCCTGTGCGCGTTCTGGCGCGATGTCACGTGGTGGAGCGCCGCGCAAGGCCTCCTTAAGCGCCACGTCAATGACTGGCATGCGTGGCAGGCTATTGTCATCACGGAAAGCAAGGATCGCGGCGCGTGTGCGCGGCCCAATGATACCGTCGATAGCGCCGACCTCGTGATAGCCAAGGGCTTTGAGGCGAGACTGTACATCGCGCACGCTCATCTGCACGGCCGGGGCCACTTGGCCTGCCCGGCGGACCCCGAGCATCTTGGAGAGGGCAAAGCGCTTGATCGAGACAGCATCGCCATGGTTGCCACCCAAACCCCAGAGCCAGCCTCCCTCGATGCGGTGAACAAAAACAACATGGCCCTGCCAGCTTTTGGCTCCCCGCGGAAAGACGGCAATATCGCCCGGTCGGGCGTCGTCCCTCGCAACACCTATCCCCCACGTGAGATAGGACCGCGCTGTCAGCTGGCGCGTTGATCGCAGTCCTGCCTTCTCAAGGCAATGGCCCACAAAGGCAGCGCACCAGGCGACGCTGTCATGTTCGACCCAGTCATGGCCGACCGAGGCATACATCTCCATGATGGTCGGATTGTTTTCAGGTCCGGGCCCTTCCGTGGCGCCGATATAGCCTTGAGCGATCTCATATGGTGTCATTTCACGTGGTCCTCAAAAAGCAAAAGCCGCCCCCGGGGGACAGCTTGTTGTGTCATCATGTCTTGTCTATCGCTCAGAACAGGCGGCTGATCTTACTCGGCAGCAGCAACCTCTTCCTTCTGCGCGGCGTGTCTGGCCTGCATAATCCAATCATCGACGGCAGCTGCCACACTGGGTCCGATCCCCACGAGGCCGCAGAGTTGGATTTCAACGAGGCTGCGCACGTGGTCACCGGGCTCCAGCCATAAGCCACCTTCCTGCAGGACATGGGCCTTGATCACCTCTGTGGGATCCTCGGCCCGCGCAAGCTGCCCCAGGATCTGTGGAATGTCTGCCATCGCATTCGTCCTCCCAATTTCTTTCGGTGTGAATGCCTCGTAGATGCGCGCGCCGCGCGGGGTTTCAAGGGAGCTATTTCCGCCGCCCAAGCCAAGCGGCAAGCAGGCTTTCCGCCCCACGCGGCCCGAGATAAGCCAGCGTGGCAATAAAGCCGGTCGAGACCGGCTGGGTGAGGCCCATATAGCTCGCGGCCGCCTCGCCAATGAGGGCCATGCCGACGGCGACGGGGATTTCCCAGAGAAGCTCCTTGCCAAAGAACCGCCGCCTGCCAAGCTTGACCTCGCCCGAGTGATACATCAGCCGGCCTGTAAAGGCGCCAATCAGAGTGGTCAGCGCCCCGCCAAAGACGCTGTTGAGCATCTCGAGTAAACTTTGCCCGCCCATCTGCCGGCCTTTCTTCGCTGTCAGGTGTATTGATGAGATGCGCCGGCACAGGCGCGCCCGCGCGGTTCGTCCCTGCTCGGGCAATTTCAGTAGGTGCCACCATCGAGCAGCTCCGCCCAGGCGTCATCGCCGAGCGTGCGGATCATCAGAACAGGCGTGCTTCCGCTCGTGTCGCACCACAGCATCCCCGGCCGGGTCTGCACCGGCGGGGTCGGCCCGGCATTCGTGGATTGCACTGCGGCGAGAACTGCATTGAGCCGCAGCCGGAAGGCCAGCCCTGCGTCATTGCCAAGCTCGTAGCTGTCTGTCTGGGCCATGTGTCGTGACTCCGATTTTCAAAAATACGCGCGGGCGCGGTGTGCGGGCGCGCGTATGCCGCCAGGCCACGCGTTTTTCAGAGACCACGGATCAATCCCTCACGGCGCACTCACGCCACCTCATCCGCATGCAGGCGCAGGACCGAGGCCACCGGCGTATAGCTGGCATCCGTCGTGCGCAGGAGCGCGCGCGCTTCGATGGCGCGGGCCTCGATTTCATGGTTGTCGACCCGGCCCCAAGCGGACCAGGCAGGTGATCCGGTGGGATCATCATCGGTCTCGCGGATCTCCACGACCACATCGGTCTCCGCCCCGTCTGTGCCGTCAAAATCCGCCCATGTATCGATGGGCTCCAGCCGTGCGTCGATCTCATCGAGTAGAGCCAGCACCCCCATCTTGATTTCACTGCGCAGCCGGATCCGGCGCAGCGCGCCAAAATCCATACCCGCCCCAAAGCTGTAGAGCCCCTGGGCCACCGGAACATATGGCACCCCGTTGCCATCCACGCCCGTGGCCAGACGCAGCGTGGCCTCCTCGACCACAAGATCCGTCTTGCCTCCCGGAAAGCTGTCATCGGCCTGCAGGGTCTCCACGGCGGCAAAGGCCAGCGCCTGCGCGCCTTTCGTGGCAATGGTGGTGACCGGCCCTTGCCGTCCACCGCTATCCTCGGCGCGCAAAAGGTATGTCCCGGGCTTGAGCGGCACCACGGCAATCGCCTCGGCGCCGGCAACCCGGTCCATCGAATAGCTGTTGGCCCAGCTGGCTGGCGTCTCACCGCTATGGCGAATGACGATATTGCCAGCCACCCGCACATCCGCATCCGCCGCCCGCGCCCATTTGAGGATCACCAAACCGCCCACGGTCTGCAGCGTGACATTCTGCAACGCTACAGGCGGTGCGCTGAGCCCCGCAATCTCCGCGCGCCCCACACGCCACTCGGACGAGACCCCCAAGGATGAGACCGCCTTGACGCGGATCTCCCATTGCCCCGGCTTGGCGTCCCGGATCTCCAGATGGGTGCCCGCCTGGCGGCCATACTCGATCCAAGGTTCTCCATCGCGGCGCGCCTCGATCTGGTAGGTGTCGGCAAAGCTTGAGGGTGCCGGGGCCCAATGCGCCGTGATCAGCACCTTGGCGCCGCCGCCATCGCGGGTGACATAGAGCGCCTCTGTAATCCCCGGCACGCCCGGCGCGGCTGTGCGGAAGGCCGAGGGCAGCCGCGTACGCGGGGCCGCGGCATAGATCTGCTCCTCGGTGGCGTCCCAGTCATAAACACGCGGCGAGGTCTCGCGCAGGATCAGTTCGGGCACCAGCATCACGCCATCGCCCATGGCACTCAGATCAAGCCGGGCCGATTGCACCTCGAAGGGTTTGCCGGCAAAGCCCCAACGGGCATAGTCGAGATGGACCGTATCGCCCGCGGCGGCTTTCCAGGCGCTGAGCTTGCCCGACCATTTGACCATCTGCTGGCGCCGGCCACGCTCGAGCTCGATCTTGGCAATGCGCTGTGCGGCTGAAGACGAGATCGTGAAGGGCAGCGAGACATCCCGCCAGACCCGCTCTCCGCCATCCTCCGTTGCATAGGTGACCGAGGCATAGGCCGGGAAGTCATCGGGCTGCCAGTCATTCTCCGGGCTGATGAACTGCCCGCGCACGCCGTTGAAGTTCGACGCCCGGCTTTGCCGCGTGGTGAGCGCAATGCCGCCCTCGCGCAGATCCTCCACATCGAGCGTGACATCGGCCATGCGGTAGGCGCCTGCATGAATGCGCCAGGCCCCGCCTTGCCACACACAGCGCCCCGCCATGGCCGTGAGCATCGCCTCAATGATTGGCTGGGGATATTGATCAAGCGTGACAATGCCATTGCAGCTGTAGCGCGGCTCGCTGCCGCCTGCGGCCAGGGGCACCGCCTCATCGCAGATATTGGCGGCCTCAATCAGGCTTGCGGTCTCGATCCCGTCCTCAAGCCCGATGCCCGCGCCGAGGCCGAAGACCGGATGGGCCATATAGTCGGCCACGCAAAGCGCGGCATTCTCCGAGTAGCCCCGCAGCCCCGTGCGCGGATCAAGGATATCGTCCTTGCCGGTCATATCCGCCGAGATGCTCGGGATCCCGCCGGGAAAGACATCCCGGTCATAGGTGAGACGCAAGTATAGGGCTGCACAGCCTTCCAGCCGATGCGCTGCTGTCCAATGCTCGGAGACATCGCGCATGAGGCCTGCGAAGGCCGTCTGACCGGGATGGCCCAGCTTCTTGTCCACGGTGACATGCCCCACCCACCGGCCAAGCAGCGTGCCGCTCGCGTCGATCGCCTGCTCGCCGTCAAAATACACAGCACCGATCGACTGCACCCTATGGGCTGCCAGCACGATCACCATGTGCAGATACTGATCCGAAGGCCCGCTTTCGTGCAGGAACACGATGGTGCCGCCCTTGCGGGTGCGGCCATAGACGAGATCGCGGGGCATGACCAGCTCGCGCACGCTGACGGTCTGCGGCTTGAGCTGCAGGGTCGGCCCCAGCGTGGGCGTGACCTTGGGCTTGGGCATCAAGGCTTGCGAGGCGGCCGACAGAAGGACCGAGGTGCCAAAGGTGGCGGCAAAGCCGATAAGGCCGCCTGCGGCAAAGGCGGCGGCCACACCGCCAGCCGCAATCGCCGCCCCGCCCAGGGCCACGGCGCCAATCACGACAGGCGGCATGGATCAGACCCTCCAGGCCAGGTGGCAGCGATCTAGCGGCAGCAAGACCAAGCCCTCAGGGGATACAAAGGCAGCCCGCGCGCCGATGCAGATCCCGAAGGCGGGATCGTCCCCGCCCAGCACCATATCGCCGCGCTGTGCCAGCATCGGGCTGGGCAGCGGGCCTCCCAAGAGATCCCGTCCGGCCGCTTCAAGGCTGGGCCAGCCGAGGCGGCGCAGCACGCGGACCGCACCCACCTGCGTGCGGTAGCGCCCGCGCCAGAGGGCGGCCACATCCGCGCCGCCTGTCAGATCGCGGCGTATGTCAAAGGCCCAAGTGGCGCAATCATGCTGCCCCCAGACAAAGGGTGCCTCCCGAGCGGCCTCGAGGCGCGCAGCCAGAAGGGATGTCCAGCCTGCACCTCTCATGCCCGCCCCCAGGTGATGGCCTTGTCTTGAATGGCGGCCACGAACTCAAAGCCCCGGTCGCCGGGGGCCAGCACTTGCTGGCTTTCATGGGTGTAGCGCCAATTGCGCGCGGTCCCGAGATCGATGAGCCGGTTCTCATAGCTGATTGTCACCGTGCAGCTCTCGCCGCTATCGGCGATCTCGGGCACATCCAAACGCCCCGTGAAGGCCTGCACCGGATCGGAGATGATCTCGCGCTCTGGCGTCAAGAGCCCAAGCCATACCCGGCCGGGCTTGCCTTGCTGCGCCTCGTCAATGGCGAGCGCCACCATTTCCGTTGGTACGGCCGAGAGCGACACGGTGGTGCCACTGGCCACCACCTGCTGGGTCTCCTCAATGGGCCCGATCCCGAGAAGACTGCCCACCCCGGTCCAGATGTGATCGTTCCAAGTGATCTCGCCGGCACCGGACCAGATGCGCACCCAACCGGAGGCAAACGCCCCTTCAAAAAACAGCACCGGCCGCAGGGTCCGCTCATCAAGCGCCGCGGCAATCGCAGGCGAGAGATCGCGCGCCATCAGAGCGCCTCCCGGGCCGTGACCGAGAAGCGGAAGCTGTCCGCGCGGGCAATCCGCGTGGGCACGGGCTGCACAAGCCGCAGCGCCACGCCAGGCTCGGCAATCTCCACCGGGCTCAGATCAGCCGGCACAACGCGCAGCCGCGGCGTAAGGCTGAGCGTGGCCTGGCCTTGCGCATCGGCATAGGTGTCAAAGCTCACCTGATAGAGCCGCAGGTCTTGACCTGTGCCAAGCGAGATGAAGTCGCCGGCCTCCAGCGCCAGGGTCTCCGGCGCCCAGCCGGCTGTGACCAGCGTGCTGCCGTTTTGACCAGCCCCGGCCACGGTAATGCTTTGCGTGAGATCGGGTCGCGCCATGGACGGATCGCGCAGCACAAACCAACCGCGCAGGCCGCCAAGCCCCGTGAAGAAAGCCGAGAGCCGCCGGCCGTCACGGCCCTTGGTCAGCGCCACCTCAAACGACATCTCCCACCATTCCCCGCCCCAGTCCTGGATCTGCTGGCTGCCGGTAAAGGGTGAGGTCTGCGCTGTGACCGCCGTCACGAGGCGCCGCTCGATCGAGGAGATCAGTGTAAGAGGGAGTTGGCTCATAGGGCGTAGCCTCGCTGGCGCCGGTCGCTGACGCTTTGAATGGCCAGACGTTGGATTTCCGGCAGGGCGGCGCGCAGCTTGGCGTCGATCTGCTCGGCCACGCCCGCTTGTGCACCCCGCGCATCGATGGCGATGGAGACGCCGCCGCTTGATCCGCCACCCGCGCCATATTGAGCCGCTTCACGCCGGTTCAGCACGCGCTCGCCGCGCTGCAGGATCGTGGGTACCTCATCAGGGCGCAGCCCGGCCCAGCCACCGCTGTGCATCCGGGGCGCTGCGGCAAACACCGCACTGGGTACGCGGCGCGTTTGACCCGCGATGCCGACCATGCCGCCGGCATGCAGGACGGGTACGGCGGCAGCTGCCCCGCCAAACACGGTCGAGAGCGCACTGGCGATGGGGCCGAGCACCGCGCGTCGGAAGGCCAGCACCGCCAGATCAGCGAGGATCGAGCGCACCAGGGTTTTGAAGTCCAGCTTGCCGGTCTCGACAAAACGGCGGAAGGCGGTCTCGGCGCCGCTGAAGGCGTTGCTCAGGGTTTCGCCCAGGCCCTTGCCCCAATCGATCGCGGTTTTGGCATAGGCCTTTAGGCTGGCACTCACTGCCGCAAATCCCTTGAGCTGCTCATCGGACTTTATTTTGGGAGCCAATGACCCGGCCGCGCCACCCGCTTTGGTGAGCGCCTCAGTGACGATGTTGGCGGAAGCTGCGGCTTCTTCGAGCGATGCGGCGCCTTCTATGCCTGCGCCGTTGATCGCGTTGCGCAGCGCCTGCCAGGCGGTGAGCGGGCGCGCGGCGGCGTCCCCCAGCATACGCGCGGCCTCGGCATAGCCTGCCACGCGCAACCGCGCGTCATCGGCCATATTGCCAAAAAGATCTGGCGCCTTCAGCGGGCTGTCGTTGAAGGCCTCATCATAGGCCGTGCGCGCCGCCTTGCCGAGTTCCACCGCCGCAGGCACGGTGGCTTTCCACTCCGACAGATCCGGCGCCTCGATCGCCCAGTCCGGGCGGCGCCCGCCCAGGGTCAGCAGGCTGTTCACCGCCGCGGTGATCCCCGCAAGCCCGGTTTCCATAGCTGTGACAAGGCCGTTGATGGCCAGTGCACCGATGCGATCAAAAACGTCTGGTAGCGCGTCCCAGATGGCTTTTACGCCAAGGAAGGTGCCCTCGAAAGTGTTGAGGACCGAGTTGGCCCAGCCGACCACGGCATCGCTAGCGGTCTGCAGGCCCTCGAGGATTCCGGCCTGTGCGGTGGCCCAGCTGCTCTCGACATTGGCCCAGGCCGCCTGTGCAGAGAGCGAGACCTTGGACCAGACCTCAGAGGCTAAATCCTTCAGAAGCCCCATCGCTTTGCCAAAGCTGCCGGCGCCACGCACGAGCTTGGTAAACCAATAGACCAGCTCACCCGCGCCCACGACCAGCGCGCCAATCCCGGTTCGAATGAGCGCGCCGCGCAGCACAACCAGCGCCGTAGCGAGGCCTTTGACCGAAAGCGCAGCTGCCGCGACACCCGCCACCCATTTGCCCGCCATCAGACCGGCAAATGTGCCGGCATAGGTCACGATGCGATCCAGATTGCTCATGAGACCCTGAATGGCCTGACCCAGAGGCCCCGTGACCCGCGCGGCCGTGGCCAAGGCCTCGGCCAAAGTTTCCAGGGCGGGGGCCGCCGCCACCGCCAGCTGGTTGGCCAGACCCCGGCCAATCAGTCCGAGGCGCGACAGCGCGTCATTGGTCCGCTCGATTTGATCCGCATCCTGCTCAGAGACCACCACGCCAAAATCGGCAAGGTCTTTCGTGGCCTGGCGCAGCGTGGCGCTGTCGATCCGCGCCATGGCGATCGAGCCCTCCTCGCCAAAAAGCTGCCCCGCCACCGCTGCGCGCTCGGCCGCCGGCACAAAATCTGTGATCGCGTCATTGATAGCCGCCACTCGCGCATCGAGCGGCAGCTCCATCAAGACCCCCGCCGAGAGGCCCAGCCGATCGAGCGCCTCAGCAGCAGGTCCACCCCCGGCCGCCGCCTGGCTCAGTCGCCGGGTCAAATCCTTCGTGGCCTGCTCAATGCCCGACATCGCCACGCCCGCCAGTTCGCCTGCGCGCTCCAGCACCTGCACACTGGCCACCGTCGTGCCGAGCGACTGCGCCAGCTTGGCCTGTGCATCCACGGTGTCCAGTCCCGCGCGCACCATCGACACGCCGGCAGCGGTGACCGCCGCTGTGGCCGCGGCCGCGACAAGCCTCGCGCGCCGCGCAAACGCCGCCATGCGTTTGTTCGCCGCCTCCATCTCATGGCTCAGGCGGCTCATGCTCTTGGAGCCCGCCACGCCCACGCCCTCAAGCTCGGCGCGGACCTGCCGGCCGCCTGTGGCGGACAAGCGGACGCTCACTCGTTTCTCAGCCATGATGTTGGTCCATGTTGTCGTTGATCTTGCGCACCATCACCGCCTCGATGGGCGGCAGGAGTTCTGCGATGATGCGGGGTGAAAGCCCGAGCGCGGTGCCCAAGTGCAGCGCCGCGCCCATATCCCAGCCCAAGACCGCGCCGCCATTTGCGCCGGCAGCCACGCGCAATTGGCCACCCAGCCGCTGGACCAGATCCCAGATCTGCCAGCCCTCGAGGCTGCACGGCGCGTGACGGGCGCGGGGACAGTCCGGGCAGGCGCTGTCGCAGGCCGCACAATACTCACCGCCCCCGCCGAACTCCCAGTCGGCGAGAGCGGTCAGGCGTTTTTTTCCAACTCCAGGATCAGCCCGCCCGCGATATATCTGGTCTGGAAGGCCTCGAAGATCGGCCAGATGTCCAGGAGCGCGTCGATGCGGTTCGGCGTGGGCTCGATGGGCTGGCCATCCGCATCGCCAATCCCTTCCCAGTCCTTTACCACAATGCGCGCCACGGCCTTGGCCACGATGACGGCGATCTGGTCATCGCGATCAGAACCGGCGGCGTCCTCCAGGTCGGCATTGTCACCGGCGACAGCCCTGACGGCCGGATCACTGCGTGCGGCCATCATGACGGCCGTGGACAAAGGCTCGACCAGAAGGCTTACACCGTGGCCAAGATCGAGCCAGCTGGGTTCATTGGATAAGGTCAACCGCAGCATTAATATGTCTCCCGATCGTTGATGAGCGTGACGGTGCACATCCGGCCCACGGCCACGTCGCTCGCCGCCTGCCAATCGAATGTGGCTTGCACGCCCTGTGGGCCGGGGATCTCGACACGCGGCCGCGGCAGATAGACCGCATGTGCGGTCAGCGTCAGGCGTTCGCCCGTGGCCAGCGTGTAGAAGAACTCAAGCTCGCAGGCCGCGCCATTGATCGCCTGTTGCACCAGTGTCTGATCGGCAAAGCGGACCACGACATTGCCAGTCAGTGCTGCGATCGACGGGTCCGCCCCGTCGATCTTGCCATCGGCCCGGATGGTTTCAATCCGGTCGAGCGTATTAGCATAGGTGATATCCGCCGAGACCACATTGCCGATATTGGCCCCATCCCGTGTGATGGTACCGTTGAAATGCCCAAAGCGCTGTAGGGCGACCGGCGCCGGGACGCCTGCAGCACTCACCGTAACAACCTCTTCGCCCTGCGCCACGACACTGACCGTCGCGGTCAAGAGGCCCGAGCGCGCCATCTGCCAGCTCAAGCTGTCGACCATGCAGCCTGCATACATCGCATAGCGCGGCACCTCGGGCATGCCGGTCTCCAGTGAGAAGGACGGCAGCGCCCAGTTCCCTGAGCGGAACTCGTGGGTGTAGGGCGCCTCGGCCCCCGTTGTGGTGGGCGCGCCAAACGCCGCCTTCAGCCAAAAGCCAAACGCTTCAGCGTCGATCGGCACCACCACATTGCCATCCGCCGTCACCGCATCCTTGATCGGGGCCTGCGGGTCGCGTCCGTAGCCCAGCAGTTCAGATGTTTGCAGCGGTTGTTCCGCGCCAAGCGTCGTGCTGGCAAAGGGCATCTTGGTAAAACCGCTCGCCGGCGGCGTGCCGTAACTCGTCTCAAACGCAAGCGCCATCTGCGCCCGCGCCCCTTGGGCTCGTGCCATTATCTCATCTCCTAAGCTGTCAGCTTGTGTGGTCAGACCAGCGGATCGCTGGTTGCATAGTGCAGGATCACGGGCACCACCGCGGCTTTGAATGTGGCGCCTCCCTCGACCGGCAGATCCACCGGCTCCGGCGCCTCGGCCTCGACCCAGTCGCAGCGCCCGCCAAGTGTGCGGTCGGCCACAAATACGGCACCGATCGACGCCACCAGTTCGGCAAATCGCACATCGCGGGTCTTGGCGTCCTGTACGACCACCTCTAATTCAGCCCGATGCTGATAGTGATAACGCAGTGGGGACAGCGTCACGCCCGGCGTGCCGGGATCCCCATCGCGCAGGATGATCAAGCCGGTGGGCGGCACGCGTTCGGGCAAGACCTCACCTCGCAAGACCGGCACATGTGGGATCGTGCGCATAAGGTCGGCCAGGGCGGTGAGGATGGTTTCGCGTGGTGTGACAATGTTTGAATACGAGTTCATGCTGGATGTGATCGTTGGGGCATGCTAGGTATTACCTATCAATACTTTTAGGAGGGAGGCCCATGAGTGCCATGCGCCCCGTAGCCGTCAAGTTGGACGAAGATACCCGATCCCGGGTTCAAAAATTGGCGGAAGCCCGAGATCGGTCACCTCACTGGATATTGCGTGAAGCTGTTTCAGAGTTTCTGGACCGCGAGGAAAAGCGCGAGACCATGCGGCAAGCGGCGCTCACGGCTTGGGAAGAGTTTGAACTGAGCGGCCTGCATGTCACGCACTCAGAGGCTGATGCCTGGTTGGCGCGCCTTGAAGAGGGGCAGGATGTTGAGCCGCCCGAATGCCACAACTGATTTGGTCGCCGGCAGCGCTGAGAGATGTTGATCGCCTTTACAGGTTTCTGGGTGACAAAAATCAGAGCGCAGCTCAGCAGGCGGTGAAAACCATCCGCAGCAGTTTGAACATCCTTGTTGATAACCCCGAAGCCGGGCGTCCCATGGACCATATGTCGCCAGAGTTTCGGGAATGGTTAATCCCATTCGGTGGCAGTGGCTACGTAGCTCTCTACAGGTTTGACGGTCATAAAGCCGTACTTCTGGCTATTCGTCATCAACGCGAAGCAGGACATTGAACGTTCATCCTGTGTTGTGCGCTTTGGCCTCCACCCATTTCGCCACAATCAATCCCGGCACTGCAGCCTGCGCTTTTCGCGCATCGCGATCGAGATCCAGCCTTTTGTGCAACTTGACCTGCGGCACAAGCAGGAAGATCGGCACACTGGCCCGCCCACGCCCGATTTTCGCCCGCGATGCCACACCTAACCCGCGATTGTTCAGCCGGCCATCAGCCACCAGCAGGCTCGGCCCACGGCGGCGGTAGACAAATCGCAAACGCAGCCCGCGCCGGCGTTCCCATTCGCCGGGGCTCAGGGCCTTGCCGCGTGCCCCCTTGCCAGCCGCGGGTAATGGGATTGCCAGCCAGAATCCGTCTTTCGAGCGGATCAGCGGCCCAGTTTCATGGGCACCAATGATCTCTGGCGCCTTTGACCAGACAAGGGCCGCGGCGTTCAGGCTTTGCCCAGACCGGGGATAGGTCTGGTTTCGGATCGAGTTGGTCAGTCGCCGGCCAAGGCCTGCTCGGGTGATCCGTCCGCGCCAGCTCTGCTTGAGGCCCGAGCCAGCTTCCCGCATCGCCGCCGTCACCGCCTTTTCTCCAGTTTTGATTTCGGCGGTCATCAGCGCTGCGAGATCCGGCGTGATCTCAATGCCAAGCTTCATGCGGGATGCAGCTCCAGCGTCCAGATCAGTCGCTTGCGGTCTCGGCGCGGCGCGCCCTGGATCCGGAACGTCTCGTCGGCGATCAGAATCTGTTCTTCGGGCTGTGGGTCCGGGATCTCGACCGTCCGCACGTCCAGACGCACGGTATCCGACACAAGCCGCGCTGCGCCAAACTCGGTGATATCGTCAGGGCGGCGCAGGATGCCCCGGGCGCGGGTAAAACGGCCCATGACATCGCGATGCCAGACCTCCACCGAGATATTGGGATCAGCAAAGAGCGCATTGAGCGCCGCAGCAAAGGCGGTCATGAGACTCGCGCTTAGTTCGAGCTGTGCAGACGGATGGCCAGCCGTGGGCGCTTGTTCACCGGCAGAATCGAGGCCTCGGTCATGAGATCGATCCAGCGGCCCTTGCTGTCTATCTGCTGGCGTGCATAAAGCGGCAGGCCCACGGTATTGGCAGTTTCCAGCAGGTTGGCCGGTCCGCCATATGTAGTGAAGGTGTCAAACGTGCCAAGCGGGAACGCAATGCCTTCGCCCGCAGGGATTAACCGCTCGGTTGTTCCATTAGAGAGGGTAACGGAGCCGTTATATTCCTCGAAGAGCAGGCCCGCGAACGGAAACGCCCGGCGCATGTCTTCGCGCAGCGGCTGGCCACCATTGGCAGAGAAGTATTTATAGGCTTCTTCCGTTTTGGGGTGACTGATCAGTTTGTCGAAGAATTCAGAACTGATCAGAGCATGCGCAGTGGTCATGGTCTCGCCAAGCAAATTGTCTTCGATGGCACGCAAAATGGAGCGCACTTTGCCCTGTATGTTTGTGCCCGCCGTACCAAAGACGAAATCGACGGAGATCGGGTCCAACCCGAACTCGGTAAAGTAGTTGTACAGCGTGGTGCCTGCGCCATCCTTCACGATGCCGCGGAGCGCGTTCATCTCCATGTATTCGCGGGTCTGGGCATGCTTTCGGCGCATGAGCGTGAGCTTGCGGTTCATCACCTCGACCAGCGGGTCGGCTGCATCCGAGACGCCCAGTGCGGGCATGCCCTGGATATCGGCCGGCAGGATCACATCGTCATGCGGGATCCAAGGCAAGGCAAAGCTGCGCATGGAGCGCTGCTCGCGCGTGCCGACCGTGGCGGGCGCGCCGAGCGGAACGGACGGCAGGAGGCTCAGCACCCCCTCGCGCTGTTCGATGATAACGCAGCGTTGGGTGACGCCCTCGAAGCGGAAAAGGCCGATCTGGCCAAGGCGGGTGTAGAGATTGGGCAGAATGTTGATGGCCTGCGTCATTTCGGCGAGCGAATAGCCGCCCGCGTCAAACGGGTTGCGGATGATGGTCATGGGAGAACTCCGGGAAAAGGGGGGAACGCGCACGAGCGCGATGGAGGGAACGAGTGATCCGCCCGCTCAGGCGGCGTCGCGCGGGATGATGCCCAGCGCTACGAGCTGGTTGTGTTTCGTGGTAGTTTTTGCTGCATCATCGACGCTGGCGTCAAAGACCAGACCGGCCTTTGAGACGAGGGCGGGTCCGCGGACGATCACCACTGCCTCCTTATCCGCATCACTGGCGTCGGTGGTGTAGAGCAGGACAGCGGCAGCATTCTGGGCGCCATCGGTGCCACCCGAAGTGGCCAGCTTGTATTTGCCGCTGGCTGTAATCCGGCCAAGCACGGCGCCAACGGGATAGTTGGTGCCTGCCAGCAGCGTGACGGTCTCGCGGGTGAAGTTGGGGTTAAGCTCGTATTTGAGGACATCACCCATGGTGGGCGGTTGGGTCAGCACGGACATGGGCAATCTCCGAAGGATTGGGGGTCAAAAAAAATCCCCCGCTGGGGAGGAGCCGCGGGGGATCAGGTGGGCGGTACAGATGCTCGGGGCGGCGGTTCAGCCCCTGCTGCCCGCCGAGGCAGCCTTCTTTGCGGCGGCCACAATCGGGCTTTCAACGGATTTGGGGAGAACGGGCGAAGGTGGCGCGGCCACGATGTCGCGGGCATCCGCCGCCGCGGAGGCGCGCTGCAGGACCAGTTTGCGGAGGGCTTCAGGGGCCGTGCCCTCGCGGAGCGCTTTCGCGGCATCGATTGCGATGCCGAGGCGGCCCGCCTGCGCCGCGATCTCGGCGATCTCGGCCGCCGCTTCCCGAAGCTGAGCCGAAAGCTCTGCCAGATTGCTGGGCTGCGCAGCGGATGGCGTTTGAATGGGTGCTGCGGCGGCGACGGGTGCGGGGTCGGCTTCCTGCACGCCACTGGCATCATCCTGGGCATCGGATAGCTTTTCTGCATCGTCCAGCACCGTGCCTTCGGTGTCGGGGGTTTCCGCTTGTGCCTCAGCGGCATCTGTCTTGGCGCTCATGGCGGCCTCCTTTGGTCTGGGATGAGTGGCGCGGGGCAGCCGCGCGGTGGGGGATGGTCTGGATAGGCTTTCGCGAAAGCTGGCAAAGCCACGGGTGAGGTCTATCACCTCATCGGCTAAGCCAGCGCTGACGGCATCCGCCCCGCGAAAGGTCGCGGCTTCGGTCGCCAGCGCGGCATCTTGGTTCAGCCGCCCAGAGCGGCCGGCTGCGACGGTCTCGGCGAAGAGGAACCGCAAGACATCGATCTCGCGCTGGATGTCGTCCCTCACGCTCTCGGGCAGCGGCTCATACGGATTGCCATCGACCTTGTGCTGGCCGGAATGGATCAGCGTGACCCGCACTCCGTTTTGATCAAGCTGGCTGCTGAGATCGGCATGCATCACCACCACACCGATACTGCCGACGGCGCCGGTGCGGGGCAGTAGGATGCGATCGGCCTGGGAGGCCAGCGCATAGCCCGCTGAGAAGGCGTGTTCGGCGACGAAGGCCCAGACCGGTTTGTTTCGACGCAGCGCGCGGAGCCGGTCGGCGAGGTCAAAGACGCCGGCCACCTCGCCGCCAAAGCTGTCGATCTCGAGTGCCACCGCCCGCACCGACGGATCGCGCGCTGCCGCCTCGATCTGTGCTGCGATCCCCTCATAGCTCGTCTGGCCGGATGATTGGCCGATCCAACCACCGCGATGGATCAGCACGCCAGAGATTTCGATCACGGCGATACCGTTTACGATCGGGTAGGGCGCGTTGCCGTTGTGCTGAAGGCTCTCGGTCAGGCCACCAGTGATAAGACTGGCGCGGGCCGGCAGAGCTGTGATGCCAGCCGCCGCGCCGTCGCCGTCCACCATCTCAAACTGCCGTCCTAAAATGCGCGGTCCAAGGCCCGATAGGAACGCCATAGCCTTGGAGGGTTCCACCAGCAGCGGCGTGTTGAAGGCGCGTGCGGCGATCCGGGCGTGAAGCATCAGGGTTGGTCCTTGGCTTGGTTTTGCATTTCTGATTCCCATATGGTAAGGGGAAATTGCAATATGTAAGGAGTGCGCCGATGCATGAATCGACGGTGACAGTAAAAGGCCAGACAACCCTACCGAAGGATGTCCGGGTCGCGCTTGGCCTGACTAGCGGGGACAAGGTGCGCTATCTGATCCTTGATGGTGAGGTGCGGATCCTGAAGGCGCGCTCCGTCAAGGAATTACGGGGCATCCTGTCGAGGTCCGATCAAAAGCCTGTTTCTCTGGAAGAGATGGACGAGGCCATTTCCGCTGGCGCAACGGATAGTATGGATCCCGATCAGTGATCGCGCTCGATACCAACGTTCTGGTGCGCTTTCTGGTGCAGGATGACCCATTGCAGGCGCAGTTGGCCACGAAAGTGATCGACCTATTGACGGACGACGCCCAGGGCTTTGTCAGTCGCGAGGTCTTGATCGAACTCGTCTGGGTGCTTGAGCGTGCCTATCGCCTCGGCCGTGCGGAAATCGCTGTTGCCCTCGACGCTTTGCTGTCGGCAACCGAGCTGGAGATCGAAGGCTCCGATGAGGTTGCTCCAGCGCTGGAACTCTACCGCAATGACGGGTTTGGCTTTGCCGACCTGATGATTGCCGCCGCGGCCCGGCGCGTAGGTGCCGCCAAATTGGTGACCTTCGATCGCAAGGCAGCGCGACTTTGCGATGTTTGCCTGCTGTGTAACTGACGTCTATCCTTCCTCCGCCGCTGTGGTTGGTCTGTCCTCAAGATCAGGATCCTCGGTTTTAGCGTTGTCTTCCGCGCTTGATACCGCTTGCACGCCCTGCGCTGGCGATCCCGGCTGGCGGAAATCGAGGCCCAGCGCGCGTTCGCGGGTGCGCTCGGCAGCGATTTCGCGGTCCACCTGCTCGGCGTCATAGCCGCGCTCGGCGATGGCCTGCGTGCGGGATTTGAGGCCGGCCTCGATCTGGGCGATTTCGGCATTGGCGTCTTTCAGCGGGTCGACCCAATCCCATTTCGTCGGCAGCCAGTCGGCCGCCAGGATGCGCGGGCGCTCCGCCTCATAGCCGGGCAGGGGTAGCGCGCCGGACAGCACCGCCAGATCCAACCAGCGTGCATAGACCGGTCGGCAGAGTTGATAGACCATGACCGAGTGCTGCCAGGCAGAGACGCGCCGACGGAATTCGATCAACGCCAGCCGCGAGTTCGAAAAGTTCCCCTTCACCATGTCATTGGCGAGATAGGGATAGGGGATGCCGAGCGCTGCCGAGATCTGCAGCAGCGTCCGGTATTGGAAGGGCTCATAGGTCGCGCCACTATCGGCCGGCTGGCCCACGGTGACATCTTCGCCGGGGTCCAGCCGCACGATCTGGCCCGGGCTGATCTCGACGCCTGTCGGCATTTCTTCATCGTCCAAGGCTGCCAGTGGGTTTTCTGGGGCAGGCGACGTTACGAACATTGCATACATCGCCGCGACCTTTTTGCGGTCGAGTTCGGCGTCGTCGTATTGATCGAGCAGGAAGAGCTTCACGATAGCGGGCGCCAGTTTCGAGACGCCGCGCAGCTGACCGCCCTCGACCGGGTCTATCACATGGATAACCTCGCTGGCCGGAACGCGCACGATTTCGCCCGAAAGCCCCGGATCGGTGCTGTCGCCCGGATGTCGGCGCAGAAAGTGATAGGCAACGCGGCGTCCGATCTGGTCGAACTCGATCCCCTGACGGATAGCGTTGCCGTTGCGCGCCACGCCCGTTTCATGAAGCGGCAGCATTTCCGAGGGCAGCATCTGAAGTTGGAGCGGCACCGTCAGCCCATCTTCGACCCGCCGCGGCCGGATCCGCACGAACACTTCACCCGCCAAGAATACTTCGCGCGCCGCCCGGCGCTGCAGCCCATAGAAATCCGTCAGCCCTTCGGCATCGGCCTCATCCGTCCAGGCAAGCCAAAGCCGCTGCAGCTCTTCTTTTCGGGCAGCATCGGCCAGCTTCGAGATCGGCTTGATCCCGTCGCCGACTGTATTGGCCGCCCAGCTTTCGATCGCGTTCACGGCATAGCCATTGTTGCGCACGAGCCAGCGGGCGCGAGCGGTGATGTCAGGGCCGCTCGCGGCGATCAACGCATTCACATGGGCCCGCGTCGCTTGGAATCCGCGCAGCCTGCGGTGGTGCTGGCCGGCATCGAAGCCCCCGATGAAAGCGCCAAGACGCTGCCGCCAGTTCATCACAGATCCTTCACGGCAAAGGGGCGGAGCACACGCCCAGCGCCGCGCTCGAGTTTTGCAATGCGCCGTTCGGCATCGCTGATCGCCGCGGCAAGCTCGGCGTCGGTGCCGTAATTCAGGGTCTTACCGTCATAGCTGACCGAGCGCGTGCCGCTGTAGCGCGCAGCCAAGAGCGCGCTGTGGCGAAGTTTCAGCTCGTCGAGGGTCATGAGGGTCTCTTGTTTTGCACACTAGGAGTGTGTATGTTGCGTATGTGTCGGGAGGACCCAATGCAGCACGCCACCACAGAAAAGCAGCGCACCAACGTCACCCTCACGGCTGCCAATTTGGCTGCCGCTAGGGAGTTAGGTCTTAATGTGTCGGCGATCAGCGACGCCGCCGTTGCCGAAGCGGTTCGCTTGGCCAAGGCAAAAGCTTGGGCGCAAGAAAATGCGTCAGCCATCGAAGAGCGCCGTACTTGGATTGAAACGCATGGGACGCCATTGGCGGATCTGCAGGTTTTGAACATCGACTGATGGCACAGTTTCATGTTTATCGGGTCCTTGGTGATCGTCTCGTACTCGACCTGCAGACAGATTTGATCGAGACCGGCACGCGCGTTGTCGCCCCATTGATACCGGTATCATCGGGGCCAAAGCCGATCGGACGACTTGAGCCAATTTTAAAAATAGAAGGCGTGCCTTGCGTTCTGCACACTGCCGAGATGGCCGCGATTCCATCATCACTTCTCAAAGGGGAGCCTGTAGCTGACCTGACCGCTTCCGATTATGAAATCCGCGGCGCGCTCGACATGGTTTTCTCTGGCTTCTGATTACTCCATATATTTGGGCGTACTGATCTTCCAGCCGCGCCGCCGGGGCGTTTCGATGCGCCCTGCTTGGGGTTCATTCGATGTCTCCGGAGCGTCCGTTTGATCACTGACCTTGGTCTCCACGCCCGCCTGCTTCTCCAACTGCCGCCACATGCGCTCATCAAAGCGGTCGGCCCCAAGGATCCAAGCCGCGGCCCGGGCATAGACCCGCGTATCGAGGGCCTCGTTCCGCTCCCGCATTTTTTGCCACTCCTGGCGGGCGTAACCGCGCCGGTCGCGGATCGTCACCAATTGCTCGGCTACAAGCTGCTTCAGCCATTCGCTGTCCGCCCAGTCTGGCAGGTGGATCATGCCCGCCGGGTTGGGCACACCCCGCGCACGATCCTCATCCGACGGCCACTCAAGGCGCAGATACCGATAGGTCTCGGCCTTGAAGGTGGCGGTGGCCACCGTCCAGAGACGAGCGCCTCGTTTCAGCTTCCGCCCATTCACAGTTGCATCGACAAAGGTGGGCCCCGAGACGGGTGTGGCCCGATTGAACCCTTCCAGACCTTTGACGGCTGCCACCTGCGCGATACCTTGCGCCCGCGCCCAGGCGTAGACCGCGGCGGTTTCATAGCCGGTGTCGATCGCCAGCTTGGCAAGCGGCATCACGGCACCGTTTTCATGCACCCAAGTTTGGCCAAGCAGCGCTGTGAGCGCCTGCCAGCAGGCGGGATCTCCAGGTCCGCCCGGAATGACGATGTGATCGATGAGCCAGCTTTCCAGCCCTCGCCCCCAAGCCCAGACATCGACCTCGATGCGGTCTTTTTGCACATCGGCCCCGGCGGTCAGGAATAGACCTTGCATGGGTATTTGCGCCTCAAACACTTCGCGTCGATCTGCCAGACGCTGCCATTCCGGCGCCTCGCCGCTTTCCACCCAGGTCTCGCCGAGCAGTGTGTTGCGCGCCGCGCGCAGCATTTCGTCCGAGCCCTGGGCCGCCAGCCAGTCCCGCGCGATTTGCTCCCAGCTTTTCCAGCCGATCGGCGAATAAAGCGCCGAGAGGTGGAACCCGATCGCATTGGGATCAGCACTGGTCGCTGTCGCCCGCCACTCACCCAGCTCGAGCATCTGCGTCTTGTGGTGCTCTGCAATGGGCTGCTCGCATCCCTCGCAGGCATAAGCCGCGGTTTCCGGCTGTCCCTTTGCCCAGCGGAGCCGCTCGAACTGCAACCATTGCATGTGGCCACAATGCGGGCAGGGCACGAAATACCGCCGTTGGTCGCTGGCCTCGAACTCGCGCTCGATCCGGCTCAGCCCCCGGATCGTAGGCGTCGATACCATGAACACCTTTCGCCTGTGCGCGAAGGTCGTGGTGCGCGCCTCGGCCAAACTGACCGGGTCGCCTTCCTCATCGGCCGAAGCGGGATACGCGTCCACCTCATCCAGAAACACATAGCGCGCAGGCATCGACCGAAGACCTGTCGCCGAACTCGCCCCGGTCAGCACCAAAATGCCGCCGGGGAATTCCTTCGACAGCATCGAATTGCCCGCATCTCGCGACCGTGCCGGCTGGACCCGTTCTTTTAGCGCCGGGCTGTCCTCAATCAGCGGATCGATCCGCCCACGTGAGGTGCGCTTGGCCATTTCTACGGTGGGTAGTACAGCCAGCATCGGCCCCGGCGCATGATGGATCACGAACCCGATCCAGTTGTTGCCGGCCTCCGTTGCGCCGACCTGCGCTGCTTTCATAAAGCTGATCCGCTGCGCCGGGTGGCCCGGGCTCAACGCATCCGTGATGGCCCTCAGGTAGGGCGTGCGGGCTGTTCTGTATTGCCCAGGCTCGGCTGAGGCGCGCGAGGATAGCTTGCGATGGGTGTCGGCCCATTCCGACACCGTCAGGTCCGGGTCAGGTCGCATGCCCCGGCGCCAGGCGCGCAGGATATCCTCAGCGCCCTCGAACGCGAGGTCGAGGCCCTCGGTCAGATCAGATGTATTTTCCTCCTCATTCAAGCGAGACCCTGAGGTCGGCCAGGGCGTCGAGCTGCTCTCGGACATGGGTTTCCAGCACCCTCTGCAAGGTCGCAGTCTCGATCGTCACTGCCTTGCCGGATGCCTTCTCCATGTCTGCGGACAATTGTGCGGCCATGAGCGCCGCCACGCGTGTGGGCCAGGTGACCCAAAGATCCCGCTCCTGACGGGCCAGACGAAACACCAGAGTCTCGGCGCGCGTGCGATCGACCAGCACGCCCTTCTTTTTCTGGATCGACAGCTGCCGTTCCTGCGCTTGATAGACCGTCAGCGCGGTGCGGGCCTTGATGTAAGAGCTGCTATCGCCGGAGCCTGAAACTGTAGGCCCATCATTCGCCGCACCAAATCCACCCCGTGAGCGCATCTGTTGATCCGGATCGGTGGCGGCCCCACGCCGCGCATCCGAGGCAGCAGCATTGATCGACCCATCCGCGAAAAGCACCAGCCGTCCGGTCTTGCGGGCCTTTTGAACAGCCCCGCGGGAGATCCTGGCATGCTCGGCATAGGCGCGTTCAGATAGACCTTCCATGGCGGTTGAATTGTCCTCAATATATTGAAAGTAAACAAAAAAAACTGTCTATTTGAGTTGATTGCACTTCGGCGTAGAGCGATTCTCACATCAAGCAAATTGCCTGAATGGAGAAACACAGATGACCATTGCCACCCGCTATAACGCCGAAGCCAAACGCCTGATGCCGCACATGGCAGACGATCTCTCGGTTGACCCCACGATCGACAACGCCGGCCACATCGACGAGATCGTGTTCCGCCGCAGCGAATACCTCAGCGGCATGGCGGCGGTCCTTCTCGCGCTGATTGATCAGCAGAAGTGAGGGCGATCCAATGAGCACCCGCGCACAAATCGCCATCCAGATCGGTCCCGAAGAATGGGCCCACAACTATGTGCATTATGACGGTTACCCGTCCCACATGTTGCCGGCGCTGGCCGCTTGGACGCCAGAGGACATTCTTGCCGCCCGAGAACTCCGACAGGTGACCGCTGAGGCACTGGACTGTTTTGACCCGTCTCGTGAGCCTCGCATCCTGCCGCGACCGACTTGTGAGCTATCCCATCTCTACGTCTGGCAAGGTGGGACATGGATCGATGCGACGGATCAAGCCGAATGATCAGAAAGAAATGTTATTGCTCTGATTTTGCTACGTTAATCGGTGCTTCAGAGCGATGCTCATAGGACCAAAACGATGCAACTCACCTGAAAGGACCACGCCATGAGCACCTCCACCGTCACCCTGATCGCCGACTTCCGCGCCGCCGCCGAAGAGATCGAAGCCCGCCTCGCACCCAGCGCCTGCACTGTGATCGCCTCGCATAACTGGATCATCATCGACGACTTCGGGCCGCTGACCTTCACGGTAACGCCTGAGGGCAAAAAGCACCGCGCCACCTGCACCGGTCACGGCCGTGCGCATAAGGTCAACCGCTTCACCCGCGAGGATGCCGAGTGCCTTGCAGCAGCCTGCAGCGCCCGCGCCGCCTTTTGGGCTGACGCCGCGCGCGAGGAAGCGGCCACGCTGCGCCGCCACATCGCCACGCTGGAAGCCGCCAGCGCCGCTTGAACCCCAACGCGCGGGGCTCAGCGCCCCGCAACCCTAGCGACAAGGATTTCTGAAATGACCACGCCCACCATTCTGCCCAGCCGCAACGAGGATTACGGCTTCTTCGGCACCATGACCCGCTGCCCTGAGCGCGACCGGCGCAGCGCGGAGGTCTGGACGCTCGCCTCGCGCCTGATCGCTGAGGCCATCCGGGCTGACAGCGAGGAAGAGATGATCGGCATTCGTGACTTTCTCGACAGCCGCATGCCGGGGCGCTGCAGGTGGCGATCGATCTCCAAAGATGACAAGTTCGAAACTCGCAAGGGACAGTAGAGCAAAATGCCGATGGCGATGGCATCCTCCCGCATCCGCAGCGCTTTATAGCGGTGCTGGCCGAGCGGGCGCGCCATGATCTGCTCTGGCAGATGCAGCAGACGGCGCAGAACATCAGGGTTGCGCAACACGCGCAAGCGGTCGCGGTTCTTGGCCGTCATACCGCCTGGTTCGTGAACAGCAAGGCGTTCTTTGTATGTAGTGAGGGCGCGCACTGTCTCGTCGGGCAAGCCCAGATGTTTGGCGATAGTCAGAAGAAGCCCTGCGGTATCGCCGATCGACGTACATGTCGCGCCACCGTTACGCTCCAACATTTGCCGCAGACCCCCTTCCACATGAGCAGGCTGCAGTAATGCTTCCATCGAAGTAATCTCTTGGGGCGCAACTCCATGTCCAACGACGTGACTTACAAAGCGCAGTAACATGTAACGATAGGTGGTAGCGGACGAGGCCGCGATCGGGCGGAGCGTCCTCCCGGGCGCAAGCAGGTCCGGCCATTGACGCATCTCAAGATACCTATCGATATCCTTAATAAGATCGGGCGCATATCCGGCTTCGACCGGAGCGTCCAAACCATGTCTGGTCCTATGACTTCATGCAGGACCGGACAGCGGACGGCCGCACCTATCGCATTCTCAACATCATAGACGAGTTCACCAGGGAGGCGCTGATGATCCGCATAGACCGAAAGCTCAACTCGACCGATGTGCTTGATGCGCTGACGGACCTGTTCATCCTCCGCGGCCCGCCGGACTACATACGATCCGACAACGTCCTATGTCGGGAAAATCTGGCCGCTTAG